TCTCTACGGCACTATTCGCCATGATGGATTGCGGCAATATCGCACCGCATACATTGAAATACCGCGCAAAAACGGCAAATCTACTTTATGCGCGGGGCTTGCGCTGTACTCGCTTTTTGCCGACCACGAGCCGGGCGCCGAGGTGATTAGCGCGGCAGCGGATCGTGAACAGGCATCGATCGTATTTGACATTGCTGCCAGCATGGTGCGCTCCTCGCCGCTGCTCCAGACACGATGCACAGTGCTGAAAAAAGAAATAGTCACCAAAGCAGGTGGCCGATATCGTGCGATCTCCGCCGACGCGTACACCAAACACGGCATGAGCTGTAGCGCCATAATCGTCGATGAGCTCCACGCCCAGCGCAATCGAGAGCTCTGGGATACGCTGGTCACCTCGACTGGAGCAAGGCGCCAGCCGGTCACGCTGGCTATCACCACCGCTGGCTACGACCGTGAGTCGCTGTGTTACGAGCTACACGCGTACGCTCGGGCGGTAATGGCTGGCACGGTGGTAGATCCTGCGTTTCTGGCGGTAATCTATGGTGCCGAGGAGTCTGAGGACTGGACCAGCGAGGCTGTGTGGAAACGCGCAAATCCTGGCTACGGCGTGTCGGTGCGCAGTGACTATTTTACTCAAGCGGTGCTCGAGGCCAAGGCAAGCCCAGGGCGGGAACAGTCGTTCCGTAGATTGCACCTCAACCAGTGGACACTATCGAGCACCAGGTGGATCGGTCTCGATCGCTGGGACCAGTGCGGCGGTACACCGCCTGACCTCGAGGGGCGGCAGTGCTGGGCTGGGCTGGATCTGTCCAGCACGCAAGACATCAGCGCCCTGGTGCTAGCATTTCCGTTAGACGACAAGGTCTGGTTGAAATCCTATTGCTGGGCTCCCGCTGCGATTATTAAGATCCGCGAGCGGAAAAACAAAACGCGGTACGACACCTGGGGCGCATCAGGCCACCTGACTGTGCTCGATGGCGAGGTGATTGACTACGGCAAAATTAAAGCGCAAATCATGGCAATTGCTCAACAGTTTAAGCTTAAAGAAATCTGCATAGACAGGTGGAATGCGGCGCAGTTAGCGCAGGAGCTGCAGGCCGAGGGCATCAATGTGGTAGCGTTCGGTCAAGGTTATGCGTCGATGTCGCCAGCAGCAAAAGACTTTGAAACTTTGGTACTGTCGCAGCGTATACAGCATGACGCTCATCCAGTGCTGCGTTGGTGCGTGGGTAATGCGGTGATCGAGCAGGACGCAGCGGGCAACATCAAGCCCAGCAAATCTAAATCGACCGAGAAGATCGACCTATGCGTTGCAGCAATCATGGCTGTGGCCCGGGCGCGCATGGGCGAAGTCAAAGGCATATCGGTGTATGAGGGTCGTGGTATCTCCACGCTCTGATCGTGATGGTGTGGTAGTACACTCCTGCCATGGCTAATATCTGGGATCGAGTTAAAGGGCTGTTTTCCGGGCGCGGTGCCATCACCGGGCTGAGAGATCCTGCGCTTGTTGAGCTGTTTGGCGGGCGGATGTCAGATGCGGGCATCAACGTCACCGAGTCTACTGCGCTCACCTGCTCGGCGGTCTGGTCGGCGGTGCGTGTAATCAGTGAGAGTGCTGCCAGTCTGCCGCTGATCACCTATCGAGTCGGAGCAAACGGAGCGCGCATACGCGCCACAGGGCACGCGGTGTACGATCTCTTGCGAGACGAGCCCTGCCCTGGTGTCGGCTCGCTTGTGTGGCGGGAGGCGCTGTATGCGCACGCAATTTTGGCGGGCAACGGCTATGCAGAGATCGAGCGGCGATTTGATGGCACACCGATAGCGCTGTGGCTTATTGCTCCGTCGCGCGTCAATGTGCGGCGCGGCAGTGATGCGCGGATCCACTACACGGTCACGCAACCAAACGGCGGGCAGATCGAGATACCAGCTAGGGATATGCTTCATTTGCGTGGGCTCGGTGGTGACGGCACGATCGGCTACTCGGTGGTGCGAATGGCGCGCGAGTCGATCGGCCTGACGATGGCTACAGAAAAATTTGGCGCAAAATTCTTCGGCGCTGGTGCCAGACCTACTGGTGTGCTCGAGCATCCTGGCAGGCTGAGCGACGATGCGCGGCTTAGACTGCGGGCGGACTACGAGCGGCTCCATAGCGGCATCGAGAACGCGCACAGGGTGGCGATTCTAGAAGAGGGAATGAAATGGAGCACCTCGGGTACACCGCCTGATGATGCACAATTCCTGCAGACTCGCCAGTTCCAGGTAAGCGAGATTGCCAGATGGTTTAACATTCCTGCTAGCAAATTGCGTGATACGAGTGGACAGACATACTCGTCGATGGAGGCTGAAAACCTTGCGTTTTTAACCGAAACTCTGCGCCCATGGCTTATCCGGTTTGAGCAGGAGCTGGCTTGCAAGCTCTTGAATCCAGCCGAGAAAAAGGTGCTGTATTTTGAGCACCTGGTAGACGGGATGCTCCGCGCCGACCAGGCGGCACGCTACGCGGCATACGCAATCGGTCGCAACTGGGGATGGCTCTCTGTCAACGAGATCCGCGCACGGGAAAATCTTGAGCCTGTGGAGGGTGGTGATCAGTATCTCCAGCCGCTAAACATGCAGTCAATTGGGTCGCCTGCCGGTGCATCGGCACCATCGTCCACTCCTGCGCTGGTTCCAGCGCCTCTGGCTCCACCCGAGTCTGCTCCGGGTGCGGTCGGAGATGTACCACCACCCAGCGCAGGAGTTTAATCATGGTAATCGGCTATGAGCGACGGGTGGCGCCAGTGTCTGCGGTCGGTAATCGACTAATAGGATACGCAGCAAAATACGGCATGCCCAGCGAAGACCTAGGCGGATTTCGGGAGCGTATCGCACCTGGTGCATTTGATCAGAGTCTTAACGAAAGCGCCGATATCCGCGCCCTGCTTGGCCACGATTCGACGCTCGTGCTGGGCAGGCGCAGCGCAGGAACACTGATCCTCTCGACTGATGAAATCGGTCTGCGTGTCGAGATTGACCTGCCTGATACCACCTATGCAAACGACCTAAAAACGCTGGTGATGCGCGGTGATGTGTCTCAGATGTCGTTTGGCTTCCTGGTGCGTCCAGGCGGCGATAACTGGCCTGGGGAAATGGACAACGGACTGCCGCTCCGCATGCTGACGGCGGTCGATCTGCGTGAGGTGTCTGTGGTGGCAATGCCTGCCTACCCTGATACCTCTGTTGCTCTGCGATCGATGCCGCGCGGTCGCAATCGGGTGAGGGACGCGTGGCTGGTTGAGAATTTCCGCAAGCGGTCGAAGGGTGAGTATCTGTGATCGTGTATCTGTGTTGCTAGTATAACTACATATCCTATGAATGGAGTCTCACATGGCTGTATCTGTACGAGAAATCAAGGCTCTTCTGACCGAGCGATCCGCTCTGGTTGATTCCTATCGGGCTTTACCTCCTGAGGATCAGGCCGCTATGGATGCCATCGCCGCCAAAGTCGCCGAGCTCGATGCGCGCGTAGTTGCGCTCGAGGAGTCTATGGCAGGTGACGTAATCAGCGGGAGCGTAGATGCGGCAGTCGCATCAGCTCCTGCAGCAGAACCAGGTCGCGCTCTGGAAAACCTCCAGATCCGCCTGCTCGAAATCATGGAGAAATGGACCAGCAAAAGGAGTCAGGCAATGCCGATTGACAATTCTGACGGTGGAATAGGTTACACCCGCGATCTCAACGATCGCCGCGCCCAGCGTGATTCAAACCTCGCATTGCGTGGGTGGCTCCTGGGCAACCAGTGCACTGACGAGCAGCGTGGCGCGGCTCAGCGTAGTGGGCTCGATCTGCGATCGAACACCATCGTGATCGACAGACTGCAGGAGCAGCGGTCGGCGAGTGGTCAGACCACTGTGAGCGCGGCTGGTGGTTACACGATTCCCGCTGGTTTCCTGGCTGAACTCGAGCGCAAAACTCTGTTTTTCAATCCTCTTCGCAGCGTGGCTCGCGTAATCACGACCGAGACGGGAAAT